TAGCTTATCAAAAGTTACAGTGCCATGAATAGCTTGTGACTTAGGGCATTGTTCATCTTTGACAGTTTTGTTTTCACTGACTAATCTTTTTAGTTCGTTAGCTAGTTCTTTACAAGAGTCCTTATGTAAGAAATCTTTTAGATGCACATAGCCCTTCTCTTTAAATTCTAATACGGTATCCATCATGTCTCCTATTTTGCATCCATATAGTTATCACCTACACCTACTTCACAACCTAGTGGTAGGTCGCTACACCAATAAGGCGCAGTCGTCATACACTTCTCAACATAAGCTTTACAGTCCTCTACTTCTTCATCTTTACATAGCATCACTAACTCATCATGCACAGTCATTACGACAGGATACCTTTTCGCTACTTGTATTAACTGTTCTGCAATTATATCACGCGCCAACGATTGTATGCAACGTTGAAAAGTTTTAGAAGGGTGGATATATTCGGGGATAATAGTTCTTCCCATCAGCTTGTCGTATACCCATGACTCTCCTGTATCTGTCTTTAGTTTCCTAAGGTTAGGTAAGCCTAACATCATGCCATTAGGTTTCATCATGCCTTCATGAGGTACACTTGATATAACTTCACCATTACCCATCGTATAATGTTGCCCTGCCCTGACGCTTTCTAACATCGTACCTGCATCTTGCCACGCCTCAACCAACTCGGGGTTAGCCTTGCGATACGCATACACAATGTTCTTAACTTCTTGTAAGTCTTTCTCTACACCACCTTGTTTTAGAATAGAGTGCATCTTAGCCGCACCTACACCATAGATACCTGATAAGTTTACTACCTTAAAGATGAACCTAAGGTCTTTGTTAACTTCGTTGTAGGGTGTTCCTGTAATGTCTGCGGCTGATTGTTTATACAAGTCAATACCATCTTTAATCTGTTGTATCTTACTATGTGATTGAGCAAACCAATACGCTAACCTTAACTCAATGTTACTTAAATCAGAGGCTACTAACTTGTAACCTTTAGGCGCACACATAGCACGACGTAACTCAGAGGTACGAGGTAAGTTCTGTAAGTTAATACCATCAACACCACTCCATCGATGTGATACCACAGCACCCGCATACTTTAACGGGACAGGTAGCTTACCCCTGTTGGCTATTTGAATAAAGTTTTCTGTACGCGTCTCTTCAATTGTCGACTTGTTACCGATACGAGCAGCAGCCAAAGCTTGAACGTATGGATTTTCATGCTCAAGTAAAGCTTTAAATTCTTCATCAGTTTTTGCAAATGCATAGGTTTCCTTTCCTGTTGTCTGACTTATTTTCATGGGGGGTGTAACACCTTGTTCAATAAGTAACTCAGCAAACTTAGGGTTACTCATGAGTAATTCTTTATCTACGGCTACTGAGGCTAGTAGTTTTTCTTTAGCTTCTTTAACTTTGTGAAGGTGACGTAGTAGTAAACCTTTATTAAGTTCTATCTTAGGTTCTGTAAACATACGGATAGTTAAATCAATAAGCTTCATCTCAGGTGCAGTGAATCTATCTTTTAACTCGGTGAATAATTCATAGGTGAGTTCTACGTCATTGATACAATAACTACCATACTTAGCTAAGTCATTATGGGTAAAGTCTAATCGCTTCTTACCTAAAGCATCTAATACTTCTGTGCCTTTCTCACCTAACTCATATAACTTAGATAGGTTAGCTAAAGATACTGACTCAGTTAAGCCATGTAAAATTTGAGCCATACTCATGGTATCGAATAAACCTAGTGGGTGTATATCAAATATCCATGACAGGATAGCCGCATCAAACCTCATGTTATGTCCTAACACAAAGTGTTCATGCATATTGTATGAGTCTAGGAAAGTTTTGGTCTCAGCATGTGTTCCTGTAAACCATTTAGTAATACCTTTATCCTTAACAGCTACACCTATGACTTCAAACTTCTCATCACGTATATACTGCTCGGTAGTAAACTTCTTTAACCCATATTCTTTATCGTAATAGGTTTCGAAGTCAATCGTTATTAGATTAGGCATTACTTACCCCTAACGCGGGCTTTGACTGCATGCTCATAGATAGCAGCGATGTCAATAATTTCCTCTGACTTTAATCCTTTAGGTCTGATTTTAATAACACCATGGTGAATGGTGACGATAAGGTTACGTTCGCCACGATCAAAAGTCGTAGCAGATGTTTCCCTAGTAGTAGGTTTAATTGATCTTGTAGCCATTTCTCTCTCCTTTATTTGCGTCTGTTGACGTGATAGTCCCAATCTTCGGCGCAATCTTTATCGCACCATCGTCTTGAGTCATTAAGTTTCGTGCCACAATTTAAGCAGTGACCTGTCCCTTGTAAATACTTAATACCATCCATTTCTTTACGGCGAATGGCATCTTCAAGTTCTAATCTATCTTGTGTTTTATCTGCATCATCTGACATGTTTTAGCTTTTGCAATACCAATCTAATTATTAATAGGTCAATGACTAAAGAAAAATGATAGGGTTCATCATCTTCTAAATATCTAAGTTCTAAGCCTATCATAACTCCTGATATTAACGCAAGCTGAAATATCCACATTATTTAGAATTCACAGTTTGTTTCTCTACGAATGTTACTAACTCATTAACATACCATTGAGCTTTTTTCAAGTCCATAAGTGTTGACTCTTTTAATCCTGCCCTTGACAAATACTTAATAGCAGTTAAGCGTAAGTGTCCAGCAAACTCTTCGGGTGTTGACTTAGCCTCCATGTAATCAATTGTTTCGATACCACCATGTGTGTAGTGGGTTGGCTGATTAACCATGTCTTCCCCTGCACCTGTATGTTTAACCGTTTTTGAACCTGTGTAATTATTTAATATTGTTTTTAGTCTTGTCATTTCCATTTTCCCATTTCATCTAAAAAGTTTTGGAAAGCTATAAGATTATCTTCGTTAACTACCATAGCTATACCTTCGTTATCTTGTATGTGTTGTAGGTTTTTTTCTTGTAGTACGCTAGGTTTATTTTTACCTGCTTTACATTCAATACCCATGAACGATCCTTTGTAACATGCCACAATATCAGGCACACCAATACTCATGTAGCCACTTGCTACGGGATAGAAGTGATATGCCCCCCTATCCTTTAGCATCTTAACTACTTGTTGTTTAACCCACTTTTCTTTTACAGGTTCTTTTTTCATGTAGGCATTTCCATAAACTTTTGCATAGCATTAAGTCTCTTGTTATGAAACTCTCTATTCTTTTGTTCAAACAATCTAAAGTCCATCTTAGTATTCATAAGAGCCTGTATATTCTGCATAGCTACTTTATATTCAAGATAAACTTCGTCTGTATCGTTCTCTGCAATCACATAGAATTGACCATCTCTAATGCCAACGTTCTTAATATATTTACCTACATCTACAAGTTTAAGGATAGCCATCTTTTCCTTATCTTCTATTGATATGTCGGGTGAGTCTTCATGCATCGCATGATATACTTTCATATGGTCTCCATAATTTGATTTACCTTGTTTAATACTGCTGTTCTAGCACCTTGACTTTCTCTCAAGTCATCGGCTGATACCCCTACTAGCAATCGTTCTAACTCTTGTCTAGCATTCTCGAGTTTAGGGTCGTTTGTTACATTAAGCCTAGTTAATAGATTTGTCAACTCTAATGCATTATCTACTAGACTATCTCTAAATATTTTCTTTTCCTCACCACTTAATCTATCAACCATATGCTCTAAGGTATTGTGTAGCCTAGACCATGCATCACTCATAGCAACTTCGACACGACCTTCATATGCTTTTTGATACTCTTGTTTCATCTCATTACGAATATCATCAGCGATGTCTACACGAAAGTCATTAGTTTCGGGAACAGGCATAATAGTATATTTGAGATTGAACTTATTTGCAATCTTATAAGCATCGGGATACTCATCTCTACTAAATAACTTACCTAGTTTAAATGCCATACCTTGAATGATGTTAGGATACTCTTGTATAAATGTATTTACACGAGATTGAAACTCTGCCTCATACTCTCCAAGTTGTTGTTTATAATCAAAGAAGTTACTCATAGGTAATAACCTTGTGCCTGTGTCTGACCAAGGTAGTGTTTGCCTACCATGCCACTCTCGTATTTCACTAGACAGTTTGGTAATCTTATCTAATTGGTCTGACCCTGCAAGGATATGTTTGTTATAGTTACCTGCCTTAATGGTTGTGTTTTTGTTTACATCAATCTCTTTGGACACATTCTTATCTAGTTTCCTAGCTGTCCATACTGATATGTTTAAGTCAATTAAGACTGCACTGCTCGCTATACTGATACTCATGTTGTTCTCCTTAATTATATGACAAGATTTCGTAAACTTTTACAGGCACTACACCTAGCGTTCTATTTTGTAACCCTGTTAAAAAGTCTTCTACTTCTTTGGGTAATTCTTGATCTACTTTCATAGCTTTTTTAACGATCTTTTTGTAATCTTTTAATCTATACGACGACATACTTCCGTTAGGCTTTTGTTCTTCTGCCGCTTTAATTGTTTCATCGAGCGCTTGCATAGTCCATGAGGCTTGTTCAGCATCTAATTTAAGCATTGACGCGGCTTCTTTTATGGTTGTAAAAAAAGAATGACCGTTGGGAATGTCTCTCCATCTAAACTCATAGCTATCATAAACAAAGTGGGGAAAATCATGCCCTTTCCTAATCCATCTAGCTAAGTGTGCAGTCATAGAGTTACCCCTAGAAATACACCCTGTTCTTAATTGCTTAACTACATTCTTAATCTGTCTATCTGTAAACTTATTAAAGTCAATGTTCATGACTATACTTTCTGCGTAGTTCGTTAGTTCATTTGAAATATTTAATGACATTTCTTTTCTCCTCATAAGTGAACGACAAACGTATAATGTTATACGCTTGTCGCTTGGTTAGTCTTGTATATGTATTGTCTTACCATGTGGTGATGTATTGTGACGTGATGTGACTGCCCACAATGTAGGTGTGCAACCCCAACTACCTCCCCAATCATTTTCTACATAACCATCTGTTAATATAATGACGGCTTCGGGTTCGATACGCTTATCTTTGATATACTCATTGACGCATCCGACACGAGTGCCACCACCCCCTGCAGGTTTAGTAGACTGAACCAATGCTTTATAATCGCCTTGATTGTATGTCTCATGACCTGCTACTTCTGTATCCCAATACAATAACTCTATACTTGATGGAGATACATCATCACATATAGCTACCACTTCGGTTAAGAATTCATTAAGTTCCTTGTCACCAATAGAACCTGATGTATCTATACCGACTACAATTTTCCCTATCGACTCACCTATCATGCTAGGCATGTAGATGTCTTGACCTAGGAACCTTTTGTTTGGTCGTTTCCATGTAGTCTTATCTTTGTTACGACATGTTGCATTGACAAACTCACGCAACTGTTCACGCCAATCTACCTTAGGTTCAAGTAACTCACTGATACTTCTATTCTTATTACCATTCATCTTGCCACGAATAATCTCACCTTGTCGCAAGGCTTGGTCTATCTGCTTAACAGTCTCTTTAACTTCCTCATCAGACAAAGCCTCAGCACCTTCCCAATCATGGCTATCGTGACCTTCTTGACCACTACCTCCATTCTGCTCGTTATCTTTCTTAAGCAGATCAAAGATTTGTTTGGTCGTCATGTTTTTATATTGTGGGTCAAACAATGCTGACTGTGGCTTGATAGCTACTTGTTGCGTACCATCAGCTTCATGTATCGCATTGTTCACAACAAAGTCAGCCGCCATGTTTGCAAGCATGGGATTTTCTTTCCATAGCTTTTTCCATAGGTGCATATGTTGATACACTTTATGTAAGGCTTCATGTAGCACGACAAAGTTTAACTCCTTATCAGTCAATGACTTAACAAACTCGGGGTTATACATGACATCACGACCATTGGTGCAAGCCGTAGGTATATCCTCTGTAAAGTTTACCTTGCCCACCGATAACACGCCTGCAAACATACAGAATTCCTTGCTACGCATTATCGCTATGTGGGACTTCGTGACTCTTTGCTCACTCGTTAGTGCCATCACTTCCCTCCTTATACTTTCCTGTTAATAAGTCTTCATATGTTATGCCTTGCTCGTGAAAGTTAAGACAAGCACCACACAACCTATCATCTATATGATTACTGCTTTCTTTTATGTATTCTGTGTGTTCACCACACCATTCACAGTTACCCATATATCCTCCTAGAAGTATTGGTTATTCTTAACTGCCCAATCAATGAATGTCTTATTGGTTGCGGCTACTTGTTTACGAGACGATGCCATGATGTTGACTGCGAACAACGCTTGTATCTCCATAGGTAATCGTTGAAGGTATGTAAGCCACGCGTCCATGTGTTGATCTGTAATCGTCATTAGTTCTCGCATGACAAGAATGACACGAGCCGCAGGGTCACTTGGTAAGTTAGCTTTCTCAGGTTCTTTGTATATACTTTCCTTGGTCGGTAAGCCATCAGCCAAACTAAAGTAAGCCGACATATCTCGAGCCGCTGACTCGCCTAGTGTGCCTGTCAATGCAACCATCGTGGTATCTTCGCCGAGTGTTACTCTGTTCTTAACGATATGCGATGCTTTCTCTAATGAACGAGGGGATACGAACGCCTCTTGTTGTTTCCTAGGATTGTATATATACATGTTCTCTTTCTGAGAGTCATCTGTATAACACGCTAGTGCATGGGGAAATTGTTTAACCCACGCTACAACTTCGGGTGCTAGGTTGTTATCGATAGCCCAATTAATCCACTCATCATCATTAGGGTTTCTAACAATGACTGCCGTCAATCTATTCTTGGCATGTGCTTTCATGGTATCACCTACACCATCTGTTGTTAGGTTGCCTGTTGAATACACGATGCTATCGGGGTGAAACTTCGTGGCACCTAGTCGTCTCTCTAACATGACGGGCAATAACATATTCTTAACGGGTTCACTAGCCTTAGTGATCTCATCTAACATAATGATGACAGGCTTGTTGTCATGAATAGCAAAGCGTTCATTCGGATAGAATGTGGTTGTCTTTGTTTCATGGTTCATGGCAGGCATAGCTAAGTCACCTAAGTCTAAGTCTGCACAATCGATATACACAGGTGTGTGGTCGGGAAACCTAGCACTCAGTGATTTAAGTATTGATGACTTACCAATCCCAGGCTGACCTTTGAGATGGACTGTGACATCACGACCTACTGTTGCAATTAATTCTTCTGCTTGTTTTAAACTAATTTCCTGTTGCATGATACTCTCTCCTTAATGTTAAGCGACATGGGTATATTGTTATACCTTTGTCGCAGGTTGAACTTCTACTAAAACTTGTGGGTTTTCTAACTTAATTAACTTATCTAGAAATCTTTTAATCATACCTATGTTGACGTAGTGTATGTATTTATTACTACTACCACCATAAGACCATCGTCTGTGTTGTGTCTGCCTTACTAAATGATAATAGGATAGATAAGTTTTATCTTCATCGGCAAACATACTAAGCACACCTTCACCCCCTTTATACTGAGTGAATGGTAATACTTGTTTTTGTAACTCTTCATCTACTTCAACACCTTCATCATTTAATTTCAACATAGTGTCTGCATACTTCAATAACTTCTTGTATGGCTTACGCAACTCACGCATTTGACTTGCATCAAACTTATACTTAACAGGTGTTTCAAATTGTGTTTCGTCTAATGGTTTACCCTCATAATCAAACTTATACCAATCGTAAGCGTTCATGTCATACCGACCATGCCTGTTATTTATATAACATTCAATCTGATTGTTCTTTACCATAGGACTTCTTGTAAATGGTGCAGGTACATACTTCTTATGTTCAAACGGATACAAGGCTACCCCACCCATATAACTTACAAAATATTCTGTGCTTGTAGATGGATAACCACCTAGTGTTATCTCTTTGTGTGTTGGATAGTATCTAACCAAGTCGGTGTCATAATATCCTGCAACATATACTTCAACACCATCTTGTATTTCTTGACGCAACCATTTCTCTTTCTCGTATCTATCACCTAACCTACGAACTGATTGGTTCTCACCTCGGACTGCTTTAGTATTTTTAAAATACTCTTGCGCTTCTGTATAGTTTCCTACACGGCGCATGTTATAAACATTGATATGAAATCCCACGATAATTCTCCTCATTAAAATATAAACGACAAGGGTATAAAGTTATACGATTGTCGCTTGGTTGATAAAGCACTTCTTCATTTCCTACAAACATATTATAACATGATTACTTGACATTGTCAAGTCATTAGTCAAATTTTTTTAACGGCTTTTATGTGATGAATTCAGTCCTTTCAATAGTTCCAAGTCAGTCACCACAATGTAATTACTCTTAGGCATAGGCACGATACAATGTTTATATTTAAGCGCATGTTTCTCACCACACTTTAAACAAGTCTTGTATCCTAACGCATACCTACCATCAGCTATATCACTACCACAATCAACGCATTGATAACTCATGGGAATTCCTTCCAAATAAGAAACGCAACATACGCAAACATAAACGCATAGATTGTCCATGATGTGTATGTTTCTTCTCTACGGTCATCTTCCGACTGTGGCGTATATGTCCCGCCCCAAGCATCACGAGCAGACCTAGGCGTAGGTAACGATACACTATCAGGTTGAAAGAAACGCCAACCCTTTTTTGCGTTACGCGCAAATACTTTATCTTGCCACGCGTTATATTTGCGTATGGCTCGTCTTTGTTCTTTGTTCATTTACTTTCCTTTTAGTATGTTCTATGTTAATAAGTCCTACCTTGTGTAGATAGTTTAGTCGCGCATCACAAAGTCCTAACTTGCTACTAATATATATCTTGGTAGCGTTAGGTTTATCTTGTAGTAGTTCGTTAACTTTGTGGGCATGACGCCAATCATCTAGCTTGGTATACATTAGAATAAACATTCCCCAACTAATGACATAACATCTTCGTTAACTTCTTTAACTACTTCTAGCTTAATGACATTATTCCCTTGATCTTTATGCCACTTGGCTTCACGCACATTCCATCTATACTTGCGTACAATTTCGCCGTCATCATCTAGAATTGCATATGTAAAAGGTAGCACTAGAGAGTCCTCTGTTCGAAGCATTCTAAGTGTGACTTTATATAAAAGTTAGGGCGTATCTCCTCATACAATTCCCCTTGCACACACTTTAAGTTCATACTGTATTTGTTTTGTAGGTGTGTGTATTTCATGACTGCCCATGTAAAAGTAATACCTACAATAAGCCCTACTAACACAAACCCTGTGCCTTCATATTTATTTTCCATCTTTTTCTCCTTGATGTGTTGCATCAATTACTTTTTGAATGCCTACCTGTACGGCTACATTAGTAGCAAACTGCGCGCACCCACTACAGACCATTATGAGCATCAGCAAGACGCTTGGCAGTATTATTCTTACGAACCTTAGCCATTTTATGCATATATTTTGCATACTCTTTATCTCCCATGTAGTAAGCAAGCAAAGTTCTGAACGATTGGTTTATCTCATAAAAGTTTGGCTCATCGGGAAAGTTTCGGTTTACTGCATACCCACTCTTCAACGCTTCTACCAATACTTCATCTGCTTGGTCATCATTTAATTCAATTAATACTTGCATATTTTCTCTCCTCTTGTTTATAAAAAATTAAGTTAGACCATTTAACTACAGGTTCTAGTCTAACCCATGACTTCGGTTTCTTTATAGATGTATCGTGGAAGTTCGTTGCACCATAACTATAGTCTACCTCTAGCCTATGCAATACACGATACGCTATATCAAAGTAATGTTGTCTAATTACCGAAGGTGGTTGCGTAATCCCATACCAACTGAATTGATATGGTCGTCTCATTTCGCTACACACATTCTTATGATTAAAGTCGGCTCGCCTCATTAATACGTAGCCCACAGCAATCTGCCCTTGTCGGGGTTCATGCGCTGACTCCATGTATATGGTCGTGGCGAGACAAAGTAGGGCTTGGTCTATCATAGATAGTCCTCCTTATTTGTTTTTACGAGTTAAGTTATAGCCGACAGGCTATTAGAATGTGACGATGCTCACGATGATATTGATTTGTTTCATATTTTTCTCCTTTGATTAGTCTTCGCAACTGCCATTGATACAGGCATTGTTGTTTAAGATTTCTTCTTCTAGCGAGGCGAGAGCCTCTTGTTTCTCAATGTCAAGGGCTTTGTCATTGAGTTCTGCATACATATCTGATGTATACGGCTCATACCTTACCATCAAATTTGCCTCGTTACAAGCATTTATATAGTCATCAAACAAAAACCTTGACACTACATCTGATGGCATACTTAATACTATGGTTATCTTATTGCTCATTTAGTTATCCTTTGTTTAAAAAAATTAGACCTTCATCTGCTATTTTATAATTGTGTATCCTAGTAAACGGGTCTTGTAGCTTACTGATATAACCCACATCACAACACTCATCAAACGCGTCATCAACATCTAAACTTCCATACTCATCTAACATTTCGTTAATCATGGTTGAATGTGATATCACATCATGTCCAAACTTAAATAGCCATGTGATTATTACTTCTTTCATTAAAGCTTCATTAACTTTGTGGGCGTCTGACATAAAACTTCCTCTCGGCACGAACCACATCTTCACATTTTAAACAGTCTATACACGCATGGTCAATAAGTAAGTCTTCGTAATGTCTCTCTTTATATAAGACATACCTAAACTTATCTAACTCCATGACTGCAAAGTCAATCAGTCTGCGTTCAGTTTCCCAAGGTTTGCTTGGTGAGATCTGTTTATACATTTGCCTCCACTCGTTATCACTAAAGTCATCTAGTATAGTTTTAACCCTATATGACTTTAACTGCGTGGTGACATACTCTTTTACTTGGTCTATATTCATCTTATTACCATAACTAATAGTAAAAAGATATTGATACCTACAGATACGACTGTGCAAAATCTTAAGCGTCTATAATGCTCTCTCGGGATTGTTGTATATTCTGACATATATATTTCCCTGTCATAACCTTTATATATCGGTTTTGTTTTCATTTGATTTCCTTCCATGATTTAAAGACATTGGTATTTTTTGATACGATTGTCGCCTGACCTTTACTAAACCCTACACGATAGGCAACATAACAACCATAAGCCAACAACAAAAGCATTTGCAAAAAGATATAAGTAATATCACTCATTTTGTGTCCTTTCTATCCATAAAAGTTAATACAATGTAAAGTCCTAATAACGCAACGCAAGCTAACATAATATACCAATCATATTTACTATTCATAAATCCTCCTCATAAAAAGCGACAAGGGTATAAATATATACGAATGTCGCATGGTTAAATCTGCTATTATTTTTAGCAGTTTTATAAGTATAGCATGGGTAACTTACATTGTCAAGTCAATAGGCACTCTCTTTTTGAGATCAAATGTTCTCTTTTTTGATACGATATGGTGTCACAAAGTTAACTAAATAGACCTAAAAACAGAGAAACCTTTTTGCGTTTAGGGAAATCCTCGCCGACTACTCACGAACGAACGGTCATTTTTTATTTTGTTAGGGTTTGTCGCTGTTAACTTCGTGGTTTACATCTGCCTATTTTTTAATCAGTGGTTGACATTGTCATGTAATTTTATTAAGTGCTTGATTTAACTAGGAAAGATGTATGGACATTGTTAACTTTGTGGGTATAAAATTACACGATAAGTCTTTGATTATTAAGTAAAATTACAAGGGTATTGACATTGTAAGGTGTAAAATTACAAGCTAAGTCATTGATTATTCAGTAATAATACAAAATTACACGCAAAACGGCATTGCGCGAGGCTGGCGAACGAGCAGAGAAAAAATAAAAATCAGTTTAGCCACGAAGTTAAATAAGTAAAAACTAATTTTCCAGACGGGGGTACAAATTTACGTGTAATTTTGTAATTTTATAAAAACTATATATAAATCAATGACTTGTATTTTTATGCTCTTTTTGCTAAGTGCTTGATTATATTATTTAATTACACTAGG